TAAAATATCCAGTAACTACACGCTTTTCCACGTCCACATCCGTTACTATTCCGCTTGTTTTTATCTCCATCGCTTGTCGGATTTTCGTATGCAATTTAGTGAATTTTTTAATACACGCCAAAAAAACTTTCTTATTCGTACAAATAACGCCCACCATCGCCCAGAACTTCGCCAACTACACCCCCGTCAATGGGCTGGAAAGCAACCGTACAACGGCAATTAATAACGTGTTCCGGTGGGCCTTCACCCGGAAATGACATATGTGTTTGGTCTGGCAATATAAAATCCTCATTCATTCCTACCGTTACCATGTTCATTTCTGCATGGTCATCCCTTAAAAAGCCCGATGGGCCGGGATAGCCGGGATGCAACCATACCTTTTCAAGTGCCAGTTCTGAATCGGCTGCTGCCTGATAAGAACCGTAATTGGATGCACTAACAACCTCCGTCCGGGCTATCCTCATGGCTTTCCACTTATCACGGGTTTCAATATCGCTAAAAAGGTTTCTAACGATCTTGTCAATGCCCCACCCTTCACTAATGCCCTGATTCACCGCCTTGCGGCTCATTTTGATTATGTCCTGTACTTCGTGCCAATATACCTGACTGATTTTGTAGCCGCAACTTTCATCAACGTATTTCAAAACCCGTTCAAGCCAGATGCTTTCTTGTATGTCGGTGTTTAAGTCCTTTTTTCTTTTCAGCCCCCTGGCTGTATCTTTGGAAAAGGCCATGCTGGTTTTCAGGTAGAACTTTTGGTAGTATTCACGCACATTAACAGGCGGATCGAACTGCTCCGCAATCGCTAATATCTGTTCGGGCCTTTCAACCCTTGCAAGTTGCTCCCTTAGGCTTGATGCAAATTCACGGTACATTTTCAGGTATAGCCGTTGGCCGTACTTGATAAATGGTATTCGCTTTTTATTTACTTCTTGCCAATTCATAACCCTGCGTTGCAATTTACCCCGATGGCGATATGCTCCGGGCTTGTCTTTTCGTATTCGCTCTTTTGCGTAAACTCACTTCTTAAAAAGGATTTTGTTACCAGCGTTAGCCCTGTATCGTTCACGGCCATAAACAAAGCCGCTTTTGCTTGGTTCATTAACACCGGGTAAATCTTTCTCGTAAATACGGTGAACTTTTCTGTCTTGTTGGCTATACCTGAACCCTTATAAACCTCATTGCCGTATATTGACCTAAAGTTTAAGCCCGGCACTGGCTTGTAATCCCAACGGCTCATTACCTCAATGAACTTATCTTTATTCATGGGCATGGGGCAATGTAGGTCGTAATGCGTTGTACTTAAGCCAGCCTCCTTTAGCTTGTTCCATGTATTCAGTAATCTTTGCTGCCATATACCGTTAATGCGCCAATATGATTGTGGCTTGTCCTTAAAATCGCCCTTATGTAGTACAGGAATATCATCAACGTGAATCGGTTTAAGAATGAAAAAGTCATCATTCATAAATATGAAGTCATCCGTGATGTCCTGTTTGCAAGCAAAAAGGATTTTGTCGATCATGTTGGCATCGTTGTTATTTCCTGACTTGTCGTTATCAGGGTAAAACAAATGCTCTACGTTATCAACAAAACAGGGGCAATGCCCGATCACCCAAATTTTCCTTACGCCTGTCAGGTTCTTAGCCACTGACCTAAGGCTAAATCTTAGTTCATTGTCGAACCACTTAGAACCCGTACCGACTACATAAACCAAATCCTTCATCGCAGTTGCTTTTTTCGTGATACTCCTTCCTTTAACCTGTAATAGTGCAAAACATATATGCCCTTCATTAGCCTAATCTTTAACCCCGCTGCCAGTACTGCCCGGCTTATCTCGCAATCAACCGAAAATATTTTGTGGTTTTCGGTTCTCTTTGCAACGTCAGTCCTGATCTGCAACCATGTTTTCTTTTGCATACAAAGGAAATGGCCTATCACTTTTTTATTCATTTCCTGAACCCCGTAGCCGTGCGCTTTCCAAAGCCTTTCAGCGTAATCTTTATGCAGCATCATATTTGTAACGCCTGCCAGCCTCTTTTCCGGCATCATGTAGCTTGTTCCTGATCTCGATGCCCATGCTGTAAACAATCCAGTATCCGGGTATCTGTCAATGTATCCCTGAACTTTATGCCCAAAGTCTGCATCGAAAAGTAAAGTATCACCATCCATCATCACGGCCCAGTCATTCGTATCTATCATGCTCATGTACTGGTTCCATGCGTTGTACATTCGCTTGTCAAAGTCGTATGGTGTAAAAAAGTATATCATATGAAATGCTTTGCTTGCCTGCCCCTGTTATGTCCCAATCCTATCAGGCTGTTTAATTTTCTGTTGTGCTGAACCAATGAAGGGATCGGGTAAATTACCTTCATGTTTATCGACTTCAAAAACTCGCTTATTCGTGCATCGTCATCATACCACGTACCCCGGCCCCGGTCATAGCTGCATGAATCCCCAAAAACAATCATATCATCGATTATTTGCGTTGGCAGGATCACCGCTAAACCGCTATAAAGCTCATCGGCTATTATGGTGTTTTGTGGCTTGGTCAGTTCCTTTTTAAACTCTACTGTCTTTACCTTACCATGCCCGTTGGCAAATAAACAATAAGCATACGCCTCACCATGTTTCCTTATTAGGCTCTTTACACGCCCCATGAACTGCTTGCCGAATACCACATCGTCCTGAACCACCATGTGAAAAGCCGCCTCACGGTCATAGGCTGCCCATGCTCGCTTTGCGTTGCCCCACGGCCCTAAGTTGCCCGGCTCTCCTAACTTGCCGTAGTCCATAAACACCGGAACATCACCCAGCGTGTCAAGTAAATAATCTATCCTGTCTGCCCTGCTTTCGTGGGCCATGATGGCGATGCTTATCATGGTATGTCTATTTCAACAACATCACTCCCCTCTTTGTAAAGGTAATATTCAATCTTTACCAATATCAGGGCCGGGGTTGGGCCGTTATCTTTAAACTCAAAGCTAATAACGTTCTTTGGTATGTGATAGCCTGCATCCCTTAGTGATTGCAGCCAATCGCCATCCTGAACTATGTTTGACGAAAAGTCGTCATGTTCTGTTTCTGCCATGTTACAAGTTTTTATCTATGTCCTCAAATCCTGTGTCAAAGTCCGAACCCAACTCCTGCAAGCCCATTGCCTGAAACAGCTTGTCTGCTGCCGGATCTGCATATTTATCGTATTGCGTTGCTTCACGCTTCTCGTTTGTAGTAACCCAATCCATTGTTTTTAAAGTCTGGGCTAAGGTATGCAAATCGTCCTGAATCTCGCTGATGGCCATCAAGTCGTAATCAATGTAATACTCCGGCCCAAAGGTTGAGGCTACACGGTAATTGAAATGTGCCTTTAGGCTGTCAAGGTCAGGCAATACGCTGGTAGTGATCAAAGCCTTGCGGGCCTCTTTGAAGTTGTCCAACGTGCTTGCATCGGTACTTAAAAGGCTGGGGTGAATCCTGAATATGTTACAAAGTATTTCACGGTTAATCTTGCGGGCTTCCATCACGCCCAAATCCACCGGGCTTTCGCCTACCTTAACGAAGTTCAAAGGCGAACGGTGAAACGCCATTTTCTTGTTATGCTTGTACCCGGTTGAGTTTTCTAGCTTTTCAAGTAACGCCTCGGCTTGTTCCGGGGTGTACTCAATATCGGTTTGTTCAGTACCCGTTATAAAGCCTTTTAAGCCCTCATTTAAGAACGCAGTTGATTGGCCTTGTATTGCCATGTTATCTTGGCTAATAATCGCTGCTGCTGCTCTTAGCGGTGGCATCCCGTACAACGTGCGCCCGTCCTCCTTCCAAAGTAAATTAGGATATTTCCAATGTACCACTTTTTCAGGCTCCAGTGTTTCGCTTCCAAGTATGTTGATTCTATACCCGGCCACTGGCTCCATCGGTGTTCCTCCGATTATGTGAACCTTATCGCCCGGCAAGGGGTGCATTTGTACTACTTTTCCAGTTACAGGGTTTATTATGTTGTTCCAATACGCATTACCTACCACGTCCCGGAACGTCCAAAGTTCTTCTACGAAGTCCTGAATCGTCTGGTAGTTGTTCGGGCGTTCCATTAAGCTATTAAGCGGTGTTCCTTCAACCTCAACCAAAGCCTGCTCTTTCAGCTTTAAAGTCCGATAAAGGTTATCCGTCTTTGTGGTTATCGCTGAATATTCCCTGAACTTTTGTTTGTTGGTAATCTTGTACACCAGCCAAGGGATCTGTTTTGCTGCTGTGGCCCTTAAACTAATAACTGAATACACCGTAGGATTAAAGGCATAGGCCAGTGTAATATATTCTGTCAGTCTTGAACCTATGGGAACGGGTGCCTGCCTTTGCAAAAGCCTGTAAAGCATATTAAACAGCCGTGCATAATCTTGGTTATTGGGAAGGGGTTTTTGTTCCTTCTTAAAAAGCCTTTCAAATAGTGTCATAGCACAAAGTTAGTTTGTTTCTTTTTAACCATCAATTCAGTCAATGCGAATACCATCGCATCCACCCTGTCCGGGCTGTTGATTCGTCTTGTGTCGGGGTTGAAAGTGGTCATCTGAAACTCAAGGATCGGAAATGTTCCTGCGTGCCAGACCTTGCCTTGTTCGTATAGTGAAAATACGGGTTCCGCCCGTACCTCTTTGCCTTTGTTAGAATGTATCAATTTAACCCTGATGCGCTTATCTACCTGCCGGATATTCATTTCTACCAAGTCACCGCCTTGATTCTTTTCGGCTACTATGCAATCAGCGTCATATGTTTCAACTGCCTTTTGTGCTACTTTGGCCCATTCTAAAGGGCTGTAACGCCCACTAAAGTCGTCAATGATATATCCGTTATCGTTTGCAATTCCGGCTACTATAATGCCCGTTTCATCGCTTGTGGTCGTCTTGCTTACTGCCGGGTCAATAGCCACCACTACACGCTCAAATTCCGGCCTGCTGTCCACCCTTTGGCGTGATAGCATACCTTCATCCCAGAATATCCCCATGTCTGCTGTCAGCTCCGGGCTTTGCTGGTATAAACTATTGAACGTTATGGGTGATGTCTGCCTGATTTTTAACAGTCTTTGCAGGCTGTGCTTATCGGGCCATAACGCCTCACCTATCTTGCGGGGGTCGTATATGTAATTATGCTCTTTAATGCCCTCAAATACCACTACTTGCCAGTCTTTATCACGCTCTAACAGCCTCCCGGCCAAATCTTCTTTGTGCCAACGTGTCTGAATCAATAACTGCTGGCTTTCATTGTGCAAACGGGTTTCAA